TTACCGAAAGGATGCGGCTTTATGGGGCATGGGTGGGACATTTTTCTTAATTTTAGCGTTGATCAGCTCCACCTGTTCAACGTTATTGCTTGGCATCCAGTCACCGTAAACCTGATATAACATCTGCGGGCTACTGTGTCCCATTTGCGCTGCAATGAAATAAGGGTTTGCTCCGGCAGATAACATCCAACAGGCAAATGTGTGCCGTGATTGGTATGGGTTTCTATGCCTAATACCTGATTTCCTAAGTGCTGTATTCCATGTTGCCCCGATCGAGGCTGACGAATAGCAAATTCCGATCCTGCCGGATATTGTCGTCAGTGCCGGATTGAATACAAACGTACATTCCTCCTCTTTTGTTTTTCCACGCTGCCTAGTTAGCACGGTGATCTGATGCTTACTCCCCATCCTAGTTAACTCAAGCTGGTCTTTCAGTGCGTGAATGGCATTTACGTTTAGCTGAACTAACCGGTTAGTGCCCGACTCAGTTTTCGGCAGGGTAAATTGCTTTGCAGTAGTGACGTTGCGTCTTACACATAAAGTTCCGGCGACTAAATCAATATCCTCCCATGCAAGAGAGCATATTTCACCATGCCTCAGCCCAGTATATACCGCCAGCGTCCATAGATTCGTAGTCTGTCGGCAGTGGCAAGCAGATATTAACCTATCGAACTCATCAATAGATAGCGGGTCAGGCCTTTGCCTAGCTGTTTTGAGCAGCTTTACCGAGGTAGTTATATCTGTGTCCATATAACCATTCTCTTTAGCAAATCTGAAAACAGTCATTGCCCTTGAGACATATCCATTAACTGTAACCACGCTCCTGCCTTTTTTATCAAGCTTAGAGAAGTGATCGCCATCAATAAGCTCATTTCTCATTACTGATAAATCACGAGATTTAATATCTGCTATCTTTCTTTCTGGCCCAATTGCTCTAACAATTGAAGCCACGCAACTTTTATAGCGGATCAGTGAGTTATCAGATATTTCATAACGCTTTATTTCCAGCCAGACATTGAACAATTTGGCTACCGTCATCCCTGACTCGGGCTTAACCACCCTCGCCGATTTAGGGAAGCTATCAGCGTAATCAAAGTTTCCTGTCCTGATCGCATACATAACTGACTGGCGAAGTTCACCCGCAATCTTCCTGTTTTTCGGTGTATCTGGAACGCCAAGTGATTCCCTGCACCTTTCCCCGTTGTACATAAACCAGATACGGAGCATCCCTCCGTGGGACTCCGTTCCGGTTGGGTATTGTTTCTTCATCACCAACTCCTTTCTGAATGAAAAGGATCGCTATTTAAGCAGACTTTCTTTCTCGGCGTATCGCTTTCGGCATTTTCCCTAACTTCGCGTGACACTGGTTCTACGATGCCGTGTTGAGCGTTGTATGCTGCTGTCAAAGCTTTGCGCTTATCGTTACGGCGCTGTCTGGCGTTGTCATAACCTTGATGAGCCATGGTGTTACCTCCGGTTAATAAGCTTTGGTGATGTAGTGGCCGGTGCTGTAATGCATCCGGCATTGGTGATTTCTCGCTAGGTTTTCCTGCCGCTCACCATGTTGCGAACCGTGCTCAGGCAGCTTGAGCAACATCACCTTGACGTCTCAGCGCATCAGCCTGCGCATCCACCACATCCCAAAACTCATTAGCTTTGGTACTTCGCGCTTTTCAGCGCAGTTATCTTAAAGAACACTTCCTGTCGTACTTTTGGCGTCCTGCCGTTTCGATGGATTAAATATACATATTGTATTCATGTGATGCAATACGTTTTGTATACAAAATGAATGACGAATACATAATGTGTTGTTTTTAAGGTTGTTTTATTTTAAAAATAATTCAGACGTGACCCTTCGCACTGGCTAACAGGCGAGAAAAGTGTGCTAAGTTGGGTGAAATTTATGCGGAGGTAGGTATGAACTACGAAGAACAAGCACAAATTCGCTATCAAGAGATGTGCCGTATAGTTGGCGATGTGGTATTCGCTATGGTGGCAGAAGGTCATGAGACTAAAAGAGTGGCTATAGCTGATGTTATTCGAACGGAGCTAGCGAAGGGATTAGATAAGTGGGATGATGATCAGTTGCAGGTAATGGAACTGGCGGTTAAGTTGCTGGAAGAGTGAGATTGCTAGATTACAGGCACAAAAAACCCGGCAGCGGGGCCGGGTTTGGGACTAAGCGTGCAAAAACTTAATCATAATTCCAGAGGCAATACTAACAATTGCAATCATTGAACCAATAATCGTAAGTGCCTGCAACCTGAGCGCGCTGTGAAGGTCTGCTTTCGCATTCGCTACTTCAGTTTTAACAGAAGCCACATCGACTCCAGTTGCATAGTTTGACTTAATGACCGCAATGTCAGTTTTGATTACTTGCATGTCATCTTCTAATTTCTTAATTCTAACAAGCATGTCATCTCCTCCTCCATTACCACCGTCATGAAATATAGTATGATCCCCATCACCAAATGATTCAACTAGATTTCCATCGCTTGTTGCCAACGACATTCTAAATTGCGCCATGTTAAGTATTGCTCCTAGCTAAAACGTAAAAATGACTGATGATTTCATCAACAACTTCCTCGGTTTCAGGGGATTCAGCAGAGATTTTTAGTAGTAAAACTTTTATTTCATACATGCCAGAGCACTCGAAATTAACATCTTCAACGTGTATAGCGGAAAGTAAAATTACTTGTTTTGATGATATATAGTGCGTTTGTAAATTTTCAAACTTGCCATCGTTATTTATTGGGTCATCTTTATTAAATTTACCAACTGGATTTACAAAGGCACGTAAAATAATTCTTTCATCAACCTCTATCATCATTCCAATGTTGATAACTACAGTCTTTACCTCTCCAATAACGATTCCATGCATAAGGGGTGATGGAATGCACATTTCTTCCTTGCTCATTCCCTCCCTGTGATTGACTGGATATGCAAATAACACCTTATTTATATTAGACATATTATCTCGTCACTAGTCGATATCTTTGGGTAAGTAGTGCTTAATTGTCACATTCTACGTCCTAGCAAACATCTCTGAGACTATGTACCCAGCAACAAAAGCAGCAACTATGAGGGCAATAACAACCACGGTGCTGTTTAATTTCATACATCCTCCAGATGGTTAGGGTATGTGTTCCCACTTGATATCAACCACAACACCAATGATCTTACAGTTACCATTGATAATGGTCGGCGGGTGATGTGGGTTGAGTGCCTTGAGGTATTTGCGGCCTGCATCGGTCATATACTGCTTAAATGTGGCCTCGTTCTCGCTTTCCAACTTAGCTACAACTAACTTCCCGCTAACGGCTTCCTTCTCTGGATCAACAAGAATGATCATCCCTTCAGGCACTGTAAAGCCAGTTGGTGACGTCATTGAGTCACCTTTGACCCTCAGCCAGAATGATGACTCACTTGCATCTACAGTGGTCTCAGGCCATACGTCAACATCTTCCTTTCTATATGGTTCAACAGCCTCTAGCCAAGACCCCGCGCTAACCCAACTTATTAAAGGATAGCTCCCTTTAACCTCTTTTTTACCGACATAGCTAACACTACGAGTAGCTCCATCTTTTTCTGAAATAGTTCCATCGGGATTTACGACAAACTCAGTCATCCCAAGAATTTCCATTATCTTTGCTATTTCTTCGATGTCCGGTTTCCGGCGTTCATTAAGCCAATGGCTAACTGCACCTTTAGTCATGCCTAGGTGTTCAGCGAGTGTTTCCTGAGTTATTCCAGATTCTTTCATCCGGACTTTTGCAACATCGAACCATTTCATTTTCATGCCTTGATTATACGTTCTGTATAGCCTCATTCGAGACACAATATGTATACATCGCTTGATTATCATAAATACAATACGTATACTTTTATCTTGAAAGGAGGTTCCTATGAATAATCTGCGAATTTTTCGCGAACGCATTGGATTAACACAATCCGAACTAGCAGAGCTAGCTGGATGCACACCTGGAGCAATTGGTCATTACGAGACCGGCCGTCGAGGGATGGACATTAATCTTTGCCGTCAGTTTGTTGAGATTCTTAACTCATCTGGCGCAGCGGTAGGGTTGGATGACGTATTCCCACCTAAGACACAAAAAGCAGCATAAGTCACACCCGCTCATTAACTCCTCTGCGCTGAAAAGCGCCCATCAAAAATAAATCCCCAGATCATCGGGGAGGGGTAACAACATTCAAATCACAAGGGAAGTATTACGCATGGAACGTGCAAGTAACAGCAAGAGAATTATGGAAGTTGAATCTGAGCTAAGAAGCCGAATGGCTATCAAGGGTCAGAGCAAGTTTGCGCGGGAGGCTGGCTGGGCCGAATCAAAGGTAAGCCGGTTAAACGTACATGACATGGCAGTGACGTTTGTTCTTCTGGAGAAGATATGGGAGACGAGCGTGATAAGGGAAATCGCAAGGCAGGCTGTGATTGCGGTGACCGGAAAGCAAAAAGCCCCTGCACGAACAAAGACTTCAGAGCAGCAAATTTCAATCAGTTTCTGAGGTTATAAGCGGAGAAATATATGGCTCGTTCAAGAAATATTAAGCCGGGATTTTTCACTAACGACGAATTAGCAGAATGCAGCCCGTATGCTCGTCTGTTATTCGCCGGATTGTGGACTATCGCAGATAAAGAGGGGCGGTTAGATGATCGCCCCAAGAAGATTAAAGCGCTTGTATTACCGTTCGACAATGTTGATTGCGATGAGCTACTACAGCAATTGCATCAGCATAACTTCATTACTCGCTATTTAGTAGATGGTGGTGCCTACCTTCAGATTAATAACTGGAAGAAACACCAAAACCCACACTGTAAAGAAAGTGCCAGTGAGATACCCGAACAAGTAATGCAACCTATTGAAACTAAAGAAGCACCAGACGAGTACAGTGCAAGTACAGTGCAAGCACCAGAGCAGAACAATTTAAATCCTGCTGATTCCCTTATGGTCATGTGTGGTAAGCCAGGTACAGGCAAAAATCACCTTGCATTGGCCATCGCTCAATATGTGATTAGAACTCACGAATCATCGGCACTATTCACAACAGCACTGCGCATAGCACGAGCATTCAAATCAACTTGGAGCAAAACCGCAGATCGCACCGAGTCTGAAGTTATTAAAATCTACACAGATCCCGACTTGCTCATCATTGACGAGGTAGGCGTTCAGTTTGGATCTGACACTGAAAAACAAATCCTCTTTGAAATCATTAACACGCGCTACGAGAAAATGCGTCCGACAATCCTAATCAGCAACCAGACCAGAGACGAACTCAGCGCCTTTATCGGTGAGCGAGTGATTGATCGGATGAATGATGGCGGCGGTTGTACGCTGGCGTTTACTTGGGATAGCTACCGGTCGAGGGCTGCATGATGGACACAACAACATCGAGAGCTGAGGCCATTCGCTCTGCTGGATTAACTGTTAAGGGGGAATGAATGAGCTACATATTTTTGATTATTGTCATCTCAAGCCAATCCTCAAATATGCAAGTCACTCCCATGCAGTCGATGGAGCAGTGCGAGGCCGCGATAAAGTCCATTGATATGGTGCGAGAGCAAGGTTCTTGGAGTGATTACGTTCCAAAAATTAACCAAGCTAAATGCGTAGAGGTAAAGCCATGAGCAGAACAATCGAACAACTAATTACCGACCTTAAAGCTGCGGCACACGAAGAAATCATGTTCCGCGAGTCCAGCGACACTTCAGACAGATGGCAAGATGATGCAACGCCTGAGAATGTGCTGTTGCTGATAGCAGAACTCGAAAAAAAGGGGAGAGATTGAATGAGCAAATTCATCGCAGTAATTCATGGGTGGCATGTGCATAGTAATGGTTTCACTGTCCACGAAATTGATGCACGGGACATGACGCAAGCTCTCAAGGAAGCAGCTTATCTGAAAGATCAACGCCAACGACCTTTCGATGAATGTGCGGTCAAGGTTATCCAAATTTCAGATAATGAGTTTGTACAGAAACCAGCTCGCCTTTCTTGGCGTGAAAGAATAATTGGAGAGGTGAGGCCATGAAAGAATTAGATAGCTTCACAGTGGAAGACTTGAAAGAAATAATCAATAGTCCAGCTAACGAATTAACGATAGCCCTAGCCCGAATAGCGCTATCAGCGAAGCAGGCTGAACCTGTTGCGTGGTTACTTTCAGGGGGAGGGGCAAAGAACATCGTAACTTTCGATAGCGGTAATGCATATGTTGACCCATTAAGAGAGGTAACGCCGCTCTACACCGCCCCACATTTGAACCCCCCGGAGATACCGGAAGGTTGGAAACTAACCCCTATTAATCCAACAGCGGAAATGATGGCAGCGGCAATGGAATGCGATGATGTAGTTTTCGACTTAGACGACGATACTATTTTCTGCGTTCAATTCGACAATATTTATGCAGCCATGCTAGCCGCCGCGCCGGAGAAGCCACTATGACTAATGACATCACCATTTGGTTAATAGCTGGATTATCTTTTCTTGGATACCTCTACATCCTATTTAAAACAGGCGAATGGCTGGCTAGCATCATCTGGAAACAATGGGATAAAAGCCGAAAAGAAGAGCGAAAGCAAAAGGCCATTAACGAACTGTATGACGCTTTCAATCTGAGTGATTTAACCGATGGCGACACGATGAAGGTAGCAACCAAAGGTGGACTAACCATCATGATGATTCGGAAGTGACCAATGCAAATCGATATGGTCAAGAATGCCGGTGGCGTTTTTGTTCCAGCGTTCGATCATGACTTACCAAGGTTATAGGCCAGCCCACATGGATTAGATTTGGCACAATAACAGTGCCATGTGTAATGCGGGCAGATATTCAGGTTGGCGACCATATTCTAATGCCGAAAAAATCACGTCCAATGATACAGGCATCTTCATTTTCTCAATTCAGGAATGACTCGGCCTTTACGGGTGAGTTTATTGTGCAATCCGTTCGCCTTGTGGGTAACAGTCGGCAACCCGATGCAAATAGTTGGGTGACCATCATTGAGGCATATCCTTCTACGGAGTTGACGAAAAAATGAACGTTAGCAACAAGTTGAATTTTAATAGAAATATTACTCAGTTTGCTGAAAATAAAATAAGTGAAGCAATGGAGTCGGCTGGTAAGATATTGCCAGTAACCGTTATTTCTCAGTCAGGTAAAATGGTAACTGTTTCATTCAATCTCACCAATATTCCATACACCCTCCCTCAAGTGACTATTCCTATCTTTGGGCCTCAATATATTCGCTACCCAATGCAGCCAGGGGATAGTGGGATCGTGATCCCTGCTGACACTTACATTGGTGGCGTTAGCGGTCAAGGTGGAGGGGCGGCAGACCTTACTGCGCCAGCGAACTTAAGTGCCTTAGTTTTTTTACCCATCAGCAATACAGAGTGGGATTCAGTTGATGGACAAGTCCTGACACTATACGGGCCAGAAGGTGTGACTATTCGTGACGCGGGAAGCAACACAACATTTTTACTTACGCCGGAAAGCATCACTATTGCCACTCCTACCCAGTTTAAAGTCACAGTTGGTAGTACGGTGTTAACTTTGACAAGCGGAATGTGGAGCCTATCTGGGGAGGCTGGAAAGTTAGAAGATGCTACCGCAAGCACAAGTCCGGCGATTATGCATGATGGGTGGGCGGGGTTGGTTGCATGGTGTAATAGCCACGTTCATACCAACGGTAATGGCGGGGCGAATACCGGTTCAACTACAACGCCTTTTAACGGGAATATTACTGAATGAGAACTTACGGCAGAAATTCAGAGGGCCAATGGGTGCTTGTTGAGACTGATGAAAATGGTTTTAATGATTCTGTCTATTTGACGACGCTTATTCAAAACCTGAAACTGGCCCCGCAAGAATCCCCTTTTTACGCTAATAACGGCATACCGGCTAATGGGTCTGTCATTCAGCAGATATTGCCGACTTATTACGTCAATAGAATACAGCAGCAATTTAGCCAGTATTTCTCTTCTTTGCAGATTGCGATGGTCAGCGATGATCCTCCAATTTATAACATATCGGCAATAACGAATGCCGGTTCAAAAATCATTGCGCAGGTGAATGTATGAGTGATTTGCCAGTTAGTTATAATGCTTCAGGTCCTATCCCGCTAACCGCAAATGAATTAAGAAATCAAATAGTCTCCCTCGCTACTGCGCAGTCACCTGGAATTACAACTGATTTACCCGGTTCGTTAGTAGAGGATATTGTCAGCACGAACGTTGGCGCACTGTTAGTGTGTGACCAGGCTAGAGTAGATTTAATTAACTCAGTCGGACCTCTTACTGCCAATGTTTTTATGCTCAATACCCTCGCTGAACAGTATGGGATAGCCAGTCAAAAAACAGAGGGGCTGACAACTGTGCCAGTTGTGTTTTCTGGTCCAGCCGGATTTGCAATCCCCCAAGGTTTTCTTGTATCAGATGGCACTTATCAATATTCTCTTTTGGATACAACAATCATCCCTTCATCTGGAACTACCTCACCTGCAACATGTGCGGCTACAGTTACAGGCTCTTGGGCAGTACCAGAAAACACTGTGAATAATATTTCAACAAGCCTGCCATCAGACATTGTTATTACCTGTACAAACCAGACAGCCGGTGTGCCTAGTGGGGCTGCTGAAACTGTTGCTGAGTTTCGTAGTCGCGTATGGGAATCGGGAATGAGCACGGTTCAGGGTTACCCTGGATTTATTCGTCAGAAATTAACCGATTTAGAAAACGTTCAGGCGAGGTTTGTATCTGTTGTAGCTGATGGCGATGGCTGGATAATCATGTGTGGAGGCGGTGATATATTCTCAATGGCGGGCGCTATTTATAAATCAGCCGGTGATATCAGCCGGTTGAAAGGAACCACTCTGGGCGTAACTGGCATAACTAACGCTTCTCCCGGGGTTGTTACCACTGATATCACTCATGGGTTTAGTGATGGTCAGGTAGCGGTTATAAACGGCGTCACTGGAATGACAGGGATAAATGGAACACCTTTCACCATCACTGTAATAAATTCACATTCATTCTCAATCGGTGTTAGCACGATCGGCTCTGGATCATGGTCAGGTGGTGGGGTGGTGACCCCAAACCTAAGAAATAACGCAGTTACAATAAACGATTGGCCCGACAACTACATCATCCCATTTGTTCAACCGCTTCAGCAGCGTGTAACTGTGCGGCTAGAGTGGGCAACAGAAAGCGTAAATTACTTAACTGATGCTACAGTCGCCTCGCTAGTTACCGCGCCTGTAATCTCTTACATCAATGGAATTTACGCGGGAAACCCTTTAAACATTAACAGCGTTAAGGATGTTTTCTTACAGTCAATTAATGAAACTATTAACATGAGCTTAATAAGCAGTTTAAATGTTGTGGTAACTGTTAATGGGGTTATTACTGGAGTAGATGAAAACACAAATATAATCAGTGGTGACAGATACAGCTATTGGTTTATTTCAGATGATGGTGTAACGATAGCGGGGGGGTGAGATGCTTGACGATATTATTCGCGCATACTTATACCAGCAGTACAATGACGATGAAAATATTCAGGCATTTGTTGACGCATACAATACGCTGGCAAAAGATATATATGGCTGGATGAAAGACGCAAAGCTTCCTGTTTTCGTTGGTGGGTATAATGCTGGTGATCAGCTAAGATGGATAGCACTTGGAATTTACGGCGTTAAGCAACCGATACTATCAAGCGATAAGCGCAGAGTATCTGGGACATTCAATGCCATGCTTTTTAATCAACTCCCTTTTAATGGCCGAGTGGTTAAAAATGAATCTGAGCAAGTTGTTGCGTCAGACGATGTTTTTAAAAGAGTTATGACATGGAACTACTATAAAGGTGATGGCTTCAACTTTACGATACCGTGGCTTAAACGTCGCATTATGCGCTTTTTGACTGGCGTTGATGGAGTAGATGTGGTTAACGATCAGCGATGGAGTATATCGGTTCTATTCTCTTCCTCGGGTGCCAGCATATCAATCGTTAAAGGATACAGAAAGCTGACCAGCTCTAGTTTGTACAATGCATCCACCCTCAATACTCGTTCTTTTAACCAGAAAACAAGCGTCCTGATTAAAAGTAACGAATATGAATTTGCATCATTATTTAAACAGGCTTTTGATAGCGGTCTTTTGCACATGCCATTTTATCAGCCTGTTTCTGTGACGATTGTTGGATGATTAATGGATTTTATTTGATGATTGATTTCGACTATCTATAGATATATCCAAGTGTGTTTTCAGACATAGGCATATAAAAACAAGTAAAATAATCACAAAAAATAAAGCTACGCTGAATTTGAGATTTTCAATTGGCGGCATACCACTAGTGAAAGTCAGATCAAATATCAGACACATTAAGAAAGCAGAAAGTAATATTGTTACAGTGCTTAAGGTAGTGAGGAAAGCTTTAATAATTACAATCATCCATCTATTCATTTTAATCATCCTCTAATGTTAAGTTTTTAAATGTTTGCAGTGAAGTGCCACAAAGTCAAAAATTAAAAATTTATCTATTCTCAACTAAATTCAGGAGGGCCAAATGGCCTTGACACTATTGTCCGCAAATAACGCTTCAACAGTGCTATCGGCGGGGATCAGCGCATCAGCGACAACTCTAACGGTAAATACCGGCACTGGCGGTCTTTTCCCATCGCCGGTATCTGGAACGAGCTTTTTTAAACTTACGCTGGTTGACGCTGCTACGGGAACATTAACAGAGATAGTACATGTCACGGCTAGAACTGGCGATACTATGACAATCGTTCGAGCCCAAGAGGGTACGGTTAGTCGGCTTTGGTCAGCTAATGATATCACTGCAAACATGATGACCGCTGGCACGCTTACACTTCTTGCTCAGAAAGACTTTTCCTTGCAGACATCTAACAATCTATCCGAAATAGCCACAGCAGGACCCGCATCTGTCGCAGCCTCTTTGTCGAATCTTGGGCTGAGTGATGTGGCCCATCTACCTCAATTAACGGGTGTAGTTGGCACGTCACGTAATGCAAAGATGAGCATCACGGCTGCATCTGCAACGGCTACTTTCACCGCTGATGAGTTAATTGTGCAGACGGCATTAGGCGGGCGTCAGTACAAACTAAGCAGCTTCAGCAAGACAATTAACCTTGCCACTACTGGTGCTGGCGGCATGGACACTGGCACAGTTCCGGCAGCGGGCTTTGTCGCGCTGTATGCGATTTACAACCCTACGACTCAAGCGTCAGCTTTATTAGCTGTCAATGCTACATCAGCGGCCCAACCTGAGGTATATGGCGGTGCTAATATGCCATCAGGTTACACAGCGTCAGCATTAGTAAGTGTATGGCGTACAGCGAGCAGTCAGTTTCCTATAGGATTACAGCGCGACAGGAAACTTGTTTTTTCAGATGTCCCGATAACAACTGTATCTTCCCAAGTATCATCCCGAACCGCTGTGAATATTAGCAACGGCGCGCCGATTAATGCCACCTCGGTCAAATGTCGACTATCAGTAGCAGGAGGGGGTACATCTCCAACTCTGAGTATTGAGGCAGCAACATCGACGAATATCTCAGGCGAGAGCTTACAATCAACGGGCATCTCTGGGCTCGTAAATGCATTTAATGTCGAAATTCTGACGCCGCAGGTTGTTTACTGGATTTGTGCATCATCCGGGACGTTTACTTCTGGTTCTTTATCAGTCATGGGATATTCATTTTAATGGAGAATAATATGGTTATTGTAAATTTCACTACTGAAGATAAAGAAGTAATTTCTCAATATTTCTCATCACCTCAATCACCTGAATGGTATAAGTTTCTTGGTGAGGTTGAGCTATCAGACCCTCGATGGTCTGAGTTTTACTTTAAGGTAAATGAGGAAGACAGGAGCGAGTTACCTACACCTGAGTAATAAATAAATTAAGTTTCCGTTCAGCAATTAGCTTAAATTCTTCTTCATACTCAAACTGGCAGGTAGTAACAGGTCCAAGTATTGGTTCAAATCTTGAAACGCCATCCCACCACATCATATCGCCATCGATTATTACTTTCTTTGAGGCCCACACAGGTGCGCCAGTAAAACTATCTTTATTGTCAGGGATAATGTTCCATTTCATGAGTTTGTGTCCTTTGATGTGATGGCGATAGGTTAGGAGTTGATCGGTAAACATTCAAATTGGTTACACAGATCAATGTTTGTTTATTGATCGGCGAAAACGATCAATTGAATTTATGGAGGCTTATAAAGCAGATATCAGCATTACGGTGTAATTAATTTATTCACAGCACCTGAATAGATGGTGATAGTTTTTGGTGGGTTGCGTGATGGGTGGCAAGGATGCCAGTGGGGTGAATGGGGCAAAAATGGGGCAAAAAATTGCCGCAAGATAGCTCATTATCACTAAGTACATTGAGTTCGCTTGCGGCAAGGCTTTGTTTTACTCACATCAACTCAGAATAACCATTTAAATCTCCCTTCATTTCACCATAACACGATGTTAAGATTTGGCAATCGAGACGCTTAGATGTTTAAACGGCTAAATGACGTAATGTGCTAAGCATAGATAAAATTGTGCTAACAGCGATTATCCAGCTAATTGCAGTAGCTGCGGGCTAGGGCACACCAACACCACAACAGGGATATGCAATGACCGAAAATGTACAACTTGGCGCGTTACTCGCCGCCTGCCACTGGATCGGTGAGAAGGGCTGGTGCCCTGCGACCGGTGGCAATATGTCCCTGCGTCTGGACTCAGCACACTGTCTGGTGACGGAATCTGGCAAAGATAAAGGCAGTTTGACCGCAGATGACTTTTTACTGGTGGAAACCGCCAGTAATCATGTGCCGAGTGGCCGTACACCTTCAGCCGAAACCGGCCTGCATACCTTACTTTATCGTCTGTATCCTGAAATCAATGCGGTCTTACATACTCACTCGGTGAACGCTACGGTGTTATCGCGAGTAGAACGTAGCAATGAGTTGGTATTGCAGGGCTACGAAATGCAAAAATCGCTTTCCGGGCAGCGCAGTCATCTTGATACCGTGGTCATCCCTATCTTCGATAATGATCAGGATATTCCTGCGTTGGCGCAGCGAGTCGCCGCGTTGGCGGATAATCATCCACTGCGTTATGGCTTTTTAGTGCGTGGCCATGGCCTGTATTGTTGGGGGAATTCGGTATCTGAAGCGCGCCGCCATTTGGAAGGGCTGGAGTTTTTGTTCCAGTGTGAATTACAACGGCGCTTGTTTGACGTAAACCCTTAA